CATAAACGCGCCTTGAATCCGCGCCATCGGAAAGTCCGGCGTGCCGGCGTCATACCAAACTTCAACGCTGGTGCTGCCAAATAGGAATATTTCGCGGTGGTCTACGATCAAGGCCACCACGTTGTCGGGGTAGCCTTCCGCGCTGGCAAAATCTAACGGGTCAACAGCGGTGCCGTCTAAAAGGCTGGTTACCCAAAACTTTTGCGTGTTTGGTTCGTTGAACACGAAGTAACCGTCAAGGTAGCTGACCGAGCCGGCGCCGGGGAAGTCAACGTCCGTAATTTGGGCAAACACCGCCGTGGAGGTGTTGTAGATGTAACTCAGCGGATTGCAGGCAATGAATATTTGCGTGCCGTTGTCGGCCATGCTAACCGGCCCGCTGCCGGTTACGGTGCCGAGCAGGGTGATAACCCAATTGGTAGTCACGCTGTAGAACTTATCGTCGGACACCACGTAGGCAACACCGTTGGTCACCCACAGCCCGCGAATAGGACCGGCGCCGACGGTTGTGATTAGACGCAAGCCTGGGCACCGCAGCAGAAAGCCCGCCTCTTTCCCGCCGCTGCCATCCGGCACCGCTTCAGGAAACAAGTTGACCATGCGGTTAGCGGCAGCGTTGACCGACCGGGCTACGTAGCTACCACCTAAGATGGGCGATTTCACTTAGTAATTGCCAGCAAAAATGTTAAACCTTTGCCGTGTTGCTACAATACTATACGGCAGGCTCATCACATCGTCGGGGTTATTGATCCGCTTGATATTGCGCTTGCTACTCATCGCAATCCGTTGCACTTGGGGCGGTGGCTCAACGCCAAACTCGGCAGCAATCTCGCAGGCTAGGTTAAACCGAAACGCCCGCAGATAGCCTGGCGGAATCACTAAGTCCGTTATCAGCGTAGCCGGCTCAACCAATTCGGTGACGCTAATGAAGTGCCACTCCAACGCCTTAGTCGGCACCGGGTAGATATACATATTGATGTTCGGCATATCCATGTTGATCCACAATACTTGCGGATATGTCGAGGTGACGGTCTTAACTGCAATACCGTCATACTGCTGCTGATTGATAATCTTGATGCCAAAACTAATGTTGTTAGCCGGATCGCGGAAGTAAGTTGAATCGTCTACTTGCACTGGGCGGTTGCCCACAAAATCGCCAGTGGGCCCAAGAGTCCGTGATATAAGACCCTGCGTCCACGTAAACACTTGGTCTTGCGTTGAGAATACAGACAGACGTTCAGACGACCAGCTATCCAACATCTGGTTCATTGCGGTCAAAGCGTCTTGCGAAGTCGCCGCAGATGGCGTTTCGCCTTCGGCCAATTGACCGATTAGCCGCAACGCGCCATTGATCTGATCGCCAGCCGTGGTCGTCATGCCGCAAGCTCCTTACGCGGGCGCCCGCGAGGTTTTGCCAATTCGTTTACCGATTCGGGCAGCGAAGGGCGTAGCAACGCGCCAACTTCGTAGCGTTCCCAACCGTTCGTTTCATCGTGTGCCGCTTCGGCTTCGGCAATAGCGACCTTGCTACCGTGAATAGGGTGCCGCATGTAGATGACCATAATATCCCCTAAAAACCACCTCGCGGCTATTACACCGCGAGGTGTTGTTACTTAAGCTACCCGGTAAACGGAATACGCTGCCGTGCCGGTTTTGCGGAACAGGAACTGTGCCGCGCCACCAACGCCAGCCGCACTGCCGGTAATAGCAACCAAAAGGTTACCCACCGAAGTGATGCCAGTGCCAACTACAAAGGTAAGAACACCAGACGAAGTGCCAAGATTAACCACGTTCAACAGAAAACAGCTATTGGTTTTAAGGTTGGTCATTACGGCGTCAATTGCCGCCGCAGTAGGCATCGTGTAGGACGCTGCGGTAGCGGTCGGATCGCATACCAAAAGGCCATTGGTGAGTTGAGCAACAGTCAACGTTGCGGTTGCAGTCGCCGTTTGGGGCGCCGCTTGGGTTTCCATTACCTGCTCGTTAAGATTGCCATCGGTGTATTGATAGCCGCCACCAACTGAAGGAAGTGCCATGATTGTTTCTCCTAAAAATTAAGATGCCCCCGCACCAGGCGGGGGCAGTTTTATCAACCCCAGATACGGCAGGCCATCGCCGGGCGAATAACTGAAAAGCCATACAGCACGTCAACACGGCAAGGCATACGGTCGTTGTTGATATCGTACTGACGCACGATACGCATCGAAATACCGTTATGCACCTGGCGTGAGGCCATATCGACACCTTGCGGGAGCAAGAGGTCAGCTGTAGCCAGCGTGATCGCGTTCTTGTGATACACCAAGTTTTGCGGGTACACGGTGGACGCGGTGCCCAAGAACGTCAGCGCAGCCGACGCAGCCGGGAACGCGTCAACCGTAGCCAACGCGTTAGTCGCGGTGTACATCGGCGGCGAGAACGCAATAGTAGCCGAGGTGCTGGTCAGGGTCTGATCGGCAGTCACGACAAACTGTTGCAGGCTACCCGTGCTAAGACGGGTTTGCGGGTTGACCGCATAAACGGCAGCGATGGTAAAGATATCGCCTTGTTTGATGGTCTTGGTGCCGCTGGTGTACGTAATATCCAGCGTAGCCGCACCTTGAGTTGCAGGCACGGTGGACGCGCAGATAGGCGCAACCGGAAGGCTACCGACGGTGTGGTTGACAATCGACTGCGACATATTGATTTCGTCGTAGCCGAGAACACCCTCACCCATCATGCCGGTCTTGAACTGGCGGGAAATCGTGCCCGTCGGGTTGAAGAAACCGGTCATGCCGTTGACCAGCGCAGCGTTAGCCGCCGGGTTAACGGTCGCGTAACGCGGCGACATAGGTGTGGCAAATTCGCTCAGTTTCTGTTGCGCTTGCAACAGGACTAGCGAAGTAGCCGGCGTCGTGCCCGGAGTGCCAACAGCCGAGTAAATCGACTTGTAGGCGCTAGCAACGTCAGCGTCCACACTAGCCGCCAATTGGCTGATACGCGGTTTCAAGACACGTTCCGCAAAATCGTCCAATTGCATCGTCAGTTCGGCAGAGGTAAAGTTAATGCCGATATGCTTCTGGCTGGAAACCGTCAGCGTGGTGTATTGCTCGTTGTCGTCCTGAACTTGCAGGGCGGCGCCGTCCGTCACCAGCGCGCGGTCCGGCAGACGAATCCGCAGGGTCGAACCGATCTTGGCGCCTTCAACGGCAAAGCTGTCGTCGTATTCTTTGTTGCAGTTGCGGGAAATTACCAGGTTGTTCTCCAGAATTTCCAGAGATTTCCTCGTAATCATATCAATGGTAAGCAGGCTGTTAGCCATGAATGAAACTCCTAAAAAGTATTAACGGTGGCCCTTAGACTCCTGCTTTTTCATCTGACGTAACCGTTCAGCGTCAATCCACTGGCTTGTGCTCATAGTTTTTATTGAGCGTGGGTCAGTAGTATCAAAATTGGTTGGTCCCCCATTTCTGGGTGTGACAGGTGAAATCGGCGCAGATGCCTTCGAGGTTTGTTTAGTTACCGGCTCAGAAGCAACTTTTGCTTCCAAACGTCCTATTTCTTTTGCTTGCAAAAACGGTGCTAGTCGGGCAATGCGGTCAGCTTCTTTCGGATTGGTGCCTAGATAGTATGCAATATCCGGCCCGTTGTCCGATGCTTGAATCGTTTGCGCCATCACGTCGGTGATCGGTAGCTTGGGGTTATACGCGACCTGTTCAAAGTCCTCGTATTTATCCCGCGCCGCTTCTTCCTTGTCGTGATAGCTGCCAAGCAATTCTTGCTGCTGCTGTGCAAACTGCTGCTGCTGAACAATCTGTTGCGCCTTAGAAACCGTCAATGCTTCGACGTATTCGTCAATCGTAGCAAACTGATCCGGCCGCACTTGCTCTACAGGAACTGGCTTTGGTGCTTCGGCCTGTTTCTGTTCGCGTTCCCACTTGCGCTGTTCTCGTGCAAGCCGCTTACCGATGGCCGCGTCCAAATCCTCCTGGGTAAATACCTTTGGAGTTTCTTTCGGCTCACCTTCGGGTGCTTCTACTGCTTCCGGCGCATTTACTACGGGTTCAGGCGCAGCCGTTGCGTCCTGTTCCGGCGCGGGCACTTCCGCTATTACTTCGTCAGACATGGCTCGATTCCTTGGAATCCCCGGTGAACCTCACCGGTAAGGTTTGGTTATTTACGTTCAATCCAATTCAGTGTGGCTTCATCCCACGCATACATTTTGCCATCAGTAGGCATCGGGGTGGGAGATTCCCATCGGCAAGTTTGCTCGTTCAACGACCACGACGGATACGGAGTTGGCGCAATGAAAGCGTCCCGTGCTTCATCAAAGGTGTAGCCGATACCCGCGTAGTTCTTGCGGATGTTGCCGTTGTAGCTAGTCTGCTTCCAGTCACCGCCCAGCAAACGCTCACAGAACGCAGCGCCTATATGCTCAAGCTCAACGCCTTCTGCGTTTGCGGTATCCGCATTGCCGACCACGATCACTTGAGTGACCACGCCGTTTTCTACTTTAGCAAAGTGCGCCATTATTTTTCCTGTCCTGTGTATTCTTTAATCTGTGCCGGTGACCAAACGGTAGGTATGGAATCCTCAAACGCTTTTATCTTATCCATTGTTTCCTGTATTTCTTCCCAAGTCGGCTTTTCTCTGTAATCTTCCCACCTAGTAATCACGTTGTTGCTGATCTCCCAACGCGCATTAGGCCGCAGCAGTTGCATTGCAGTATCAATGCCGTAGAGTTGATATATTTTTACCATGTGATGATTACTATGCCTGAACCGCCAGCGCCGCCCGTGGTTGACCTGCCGCCGCCACCGCCACCGCCAGTATTAGTAGTTCCAGCAGTTCCAGTGCCAGCACCGTTACCCGCACCACCACCGCCAGAACCTCCAGCGTAGCCAGTTACAGGATTATCACTAACGCCACCGCCACCGCCAGCATACGTAACCGAGGAGCCACTTAATGACGACGCTGTGCCATTTCCGCCTATTCCATTTCCACCCACGTTTCCTGCTTGAGTTGCGCCACCACCGCCGCCACCGGCTGATACGATGGCTGTGCCAAATCCGTTACCACCGGCATTTCCTTGCCCGGACGGGCTAGCTGCACCTCCGGTCGCATTTGTTGCGCCGACGCTACCGCCACCACCGCCGCTACCGCCAGCACCGCCATTAAGCGCCGACCCAACGTAAGCGCCGCCGTAGCCGCCACCGGCAGAAGTAATGCTTGAAAAAACAGAGGATGAACCAACAGTTCCGACCGCACTCACGCCGCCGCTACCACCCGCGCCAATCGTTACTGTGTAGGCGGAACCCGGCGTTACCGCAAGACCCGTCGCAGTACGGAATCCACCCGCACCACCACCTCCGACCCCACC